AAACCTGAAACCTCTTTCGATTTTTGAACCTGTATTCCAGATCATCTCGCATTTGAATGTTCATGCCTGGGCTCCAATGCTCACCGTCAAAATTTTGCTTTGTCAGAGAAGTGAATTTCGATTCTGCCAGTCCCGTGATGTTGTTAAATTCAACTGTGAACGTTACAAAGTTTTTCTCCTTTTCTTTTGGGATACTAAAATTTCCATCACAAGTTACCCGAAAACGGAGATTCGGCAATAAATCGGTCGAGATATAATAGGGAAACGGCTTAACTAAAAGCGCGTAAAGCTCCCGTCTAAATTGATAAAAGTTTTCAGCGATGATTGAATTTAAATAAAATTCAACGGTTATTTTTCTTTCTTTATATGTGACATCCCTTGGATGCTGTGGAAGGACAACTCCGTTTATTCTCGGGATGCTAACTGTCTCGCGTTCAATCCCCGGTGCTTCAGGTGTGAAGCTTAAAGGTTCAAAAAAAGGAAGCAGGCTTTTTAAGCTCTGCTCCCCAAGGCCATTATCGTAATCAAGGAATAATTTCACTATCTCACCCCGTTTATAAATGAAGTTCGAGTAAACCGATCCCCGGCTGATTGGTCAATTTTTCTGCCATCAAGATATGTGTTGCTGTCCTTTAATAAAATCTCCTGCAAAAGCTGTACATTTTTATTTAGAAAATCAATTTGCTTTGCCATCATACTGATTTGTTTTTCTTGATTCTTTACAACACGGCTGATGTCTACAGAAAAATCATTAGGCGGTGGTAGCTGCTGTTTGGGCTTTTCCGAAACTTTTTGAAGCAGGAGTAGTGCTTTTGAAATCATCCCATCCTGTAAATCCGGAAGTACGCCAAGTTTGCTACCAATCCGAGCCCATAGCCCAATATTACGCTCCCTGTATGAAGGGTCTTCCGTGATCGTTGTTTCATCATACCCCCGTTCATTTAAAATGGCCCATTTAGCGCCGCCGCGACCAGGTGAGATACCTCCTTTTGCATAACCAACATAGCCGCCACCCCGGGCCATTGATTTCAAACCCGGATGATTTGATATATCTCCATAGCGTGCCTTGATATAGTTAATGGCTGCAAGAATGTTGTCTACAGGATTTAAGATGTTATTATGACCCGGAAACTTATAAGCATTGAAAGTGGACGGAATCGTTTGCATCAAGCCCTGACTTGGATGTCCGGCTTTGGCGTTAGAATCCCATAAGTTGATGGCGTTCGGATTTCCGCCGCTTTCCTTCATGGCGATGGTCACAAGCCCTGGAATCCATGAAAGTGGCACCCCTGCTATACCAACAGCCTCTGTAACCCATTGGTTTACGGCTTTCGTTCCTCCGGTCCCTTTAAATGTGGACGGCTCTGGCATGACTCCTTTCAGGAATTTAGCTGTCCCATCTTTTAATGTCTTAAGTATACCAGTTCCTAACATATCGATACCTTTTCCTGTTTTGTAGGGGATCAGACCGCTAAATAGTTTTTTAATTAATTTTCCTGGTCCGTTGATTATCAAGTCCATAGCGCTTGAACTAACATCCCCGACTTTGTCCACAACACCTTTTCCGAAAGAAATAGCTCCTTTGACCATTTTCTTAGAGCCTTCAGCGGCTTTTTTAAAAAAGTTGCCGACTCCGCCTGCATATCCAGGAATCCCCGAAACCGCAAGTTTTTTTGACTCATCATGAGGAAGTACAGAAGTTCCACGCGGGAGGTCCCAGATTTGCGGGCCGCCTACTCCAACAACATACGTTCCGATGCCTGGTGTATGAGCCAGTTCCCATCCTTCTTCACCGACAAGCGCTTTTCCTCCAGGGTGAAAATCTGTACCCTTTGCATAATTCGCACCAGGCGCAATTTGCATTTTAGAAGTATCTTGATAACCCTTTGGCTTCCATTCCGGAATTTTAGTGGGAATATGAAGAAATTCAAAAACGCTATTAATATAGCCGGTGATCTTATTCACTACCCCAGCTAAATCATTTAGATGAATATCCCATGTATCAAGAATTTCGCCTGTCTCAAAATCGACTTGATCAATATGTCCATAAGCTTGAAGCTTTGCCTCTTTGACTACACCTTCATGTGTCTTTTCTGCTTCTTTAATTGTTTTTTCGGTTTGGCTTCTAGCTTTCTCAACAATGTCATCGTGCTGTTTCTTTGAAATTACTCTTTTTACATAATACTGATCATCAGCAGCGTTAATAACAGCGTCGCGCTGCTTTTCGGCAGCTTTAATTGTTTTCTCTTTTGCTTTGTTACTATTTCTTACAACAGCGGCCGCCTGTTTGGCAGAAAGGTTTGAAGATTCTTCTTTCAACTTTCTCGAAATTTTCGTTTGCTCATCTTTACTACGAGTAAGTGCTGTCTCCATTTGGGCGAGCATTTTCCCTTGAATTTTAGTAACTTCTCTATTTTCTTTATCCGTAAGCTTACGATGTTCTTTTGCGGCGTTTCGATAAATCTCATTTACACGATCCACGTATCCTTGTATTTTCTTTTGTTTCTTTTGGTTTCCAACTTCAATTTTATTTAGAATCTTAGCTGCTTCCTTATCTGAGGTTTTATCATTTGAAGCATAAAATTCCTTTAATACCTTGGTGGCTGAATCAGCGCTTGTTTGGAATCCTTTTTTCAAAGTCTCTCCCATCGTTGTAAACTGTGTTGCGACATCGTCCGCTATTTTCTTGGTGATTTTTGCATTGGTTATACGGAGATATTCAAGCTTAGCCGTGACTTTTGTATTCATATCTTCATAAGCATTCACAGCTTTTGCAGTAGCCTTCGAAACCCCTTTACCAAAGTCAATAGTCGATGGAAGAACCCTTTTCTTCAGGTTGTCATAATAGTTCATACCTGCTTCCGTAAGAAGGGTTACACCTGTAATAGCAAGACCAACTGGACCGCCTAACAAGCTCAATCCGCCACGTAAAAGGCCGACAACTCCTGCTCCTTTTTTGAGAATGTTGAATAGGCCAAAACCGCTTTTTGCTAATTTCATAAAGCCGCCAGCGCCTTTAATTGCATTGGCTCCAACCTTTAAAATATTCCCACCGAATTTTAAGAGCTCAGGAGCAAATGAAAGTATTAGCCCGGCAATTGAACCAACTGGCCCGCCAAACAATCCAAGGCCAACGCCGGCAACACGTGAAGCACCGCCTAGGCCTCGCATGGCTTTAGCACTTCTGCTGGATGATTGTTCAAGCCTCCCGACTCTGGTTGTTGCCAGATTGGCTGACTGATGAAAACGCCCCATTCGTGTGGATGCTGCTGCCGCTGCCGCAGATGTTGTTGTCATTCCTGCAGCTGCTGTCCTGGAAGCTGCGCCCGCTGCAATGGCTTCCGTAGAATAAACGCCAAGACTGACCGATGCTTGATTTACATTCCGCGTTAAATAGCCACCCGCGGTCCGAAGCATATTCCAGCCTGCTGCTATCTTTGGCAAAGAACCAAGCAACAGTAAGAACGCGCCACCTAAGAGTGAAAATACAGTGACGGCTCCTCCAGTAATTGCAATTGTGCGCGCAACAGAAGGTGGCAATGAATCAAACCAGGTTACAAGCTTCGTTAGTCCGTCAGTGGTTGCACGGATGACAGGGATAAATTGATTTCCTAATGTGATAACAGCGTTATTGATCGCCGATTTCAGATACTCAATAGAGCCAGCCAGGTTGTCCATTTGCTGTTTAGCTACTCTTTCAGCTGTGCCGCCGCTTCCTTCGATTTCCTTTGTGAATTCTTGAATCTTATCTTTTCCCGCGTGCATTAAAGTAATAAATCCAGAAAGAGCGTGCTGCCCAGCCAACTGTTTTGCAATTCGAATTTTTTCAGTTTCGGTATAATCTTTTGTTTTCTCATTGATCTGGCCGATAATATCCGCAAGTGGTCGCAGTTTCCCTGTCGAATCGGTTACCTTCAAACCTAATTCATCGATCGCATTTCCGGCTTGTTTTGGTGGAGATGATAAACGGGTCAGTGTAGCTCGCAAAGCTGTTCCTGCCATATCAGCCTTGATCCCGCTATTTGCCATAATGCCTGTCGCTGCTGCTAATTCTTCCATGCTGAGTCCTGCCGTTTTTGCTGCCGGAGCCGCATATTTCATCGTTTGGCCGATCTCTTGCAGGGTGGCATTTGAGTTGGTGAAAGTATACGCCATGGCATCCGCAACACGGTTTGTGTCTTCAGCCTTGATATGAAATTCAGTCAAAATGTCAGAAACGATATCGGCCGTAACTCCAAGGTCTGTTTGACCAGCTGCAGCAGTCGCGAGAAGACCAGGCATAGCCCCAATAATTTGATTTGTTTTATATCCGGCCATCGCAAGATACTGCATACCTTCTGCAACTTGGCCATCAGTATATTGAGTTGTTGCCCCTAAATGACGAGCTGTTTTTGTAAGATCAGCCATCTGGTCGTTTGTCGCATTTGCTAAAGCGCCGACACGGCTCATCGCTTTTTCAAAATCAGCAGCAGCTTTAACAGTCATTCCAATCCCAAACGATCCCGCTGCACCGAGAGCAGAAAGAGCCTTTCCAGCGGTTGAGGCTGCTTGATACACCGCGTTTAACTCTTTAGATACTTCTCCTGAATTGCGCTTAAACACAGAAAAAACACCCGCTGCTCGCCGGGTGCTGTTTGTGGTATTTTCAAATTGTTTTGTTACTCGTTGCAGTTCATTTCCAAGGCTTTGATGAACGGCAATTGCATCATTCAGCCGACGGCCTTGTATCTGTGTTTCTCGATTATCCAGCCCTTTTTCTCTGACCAGCTTATTGTATTTTGCCCGATGCTCATCAACTAAACGGCCTTGTATGCGGTATTTATTATTGAGTCCTTCTATTTGCGATTGAAGAAACTTAGACTGATTGCCCGCAGCTTTATAAACTGCACCGGATGCTTTCATTTCCGAATTCGCTAAACGCATTTGCCGCTTTAAACCTTCGATTCCACGATTAAAGCCAGTATCATCAAGGCCTACTTTAACAATCATATTTCCGATAGGTTGCGCCATATGTATCCACCCCGCTTCCCTGGCATAAACTCAACGAAAAAAGACCGGCGATAAAGCCAGTCTTAGAAAAATATTTGATCAATTGGAACAACTTTTGGTTTATTTTCATGAGCCAGGACTTCTAAGTAATGGTAAATATCCATCTCGTCAATTTCAGTCATGGTCCATCCCTGTTTTAAAAGGGTCGCATATATATCATTGAGCTGTTCTATTCCGTTTTCAACTGTAAGTCCTCCGTTTCCGCTGCTGGCAAAAAATCTTCTTCCTCATCTGGTTCTTCATAGCCCATGATTTCTCCCATAATTCGTCTTACTTCATCGGAAACTTCAAAGGACTGTAATCCTTCTTGAAAATCCTCTAAAGTAAATTGATTGTGAAATACCCGTACAATGAATTTCATACGATCCTCAAGGCTTTTGAGTACTTCTTTAAGATTTTTTGCTTTAGAAGCTGTCTCATCTAACTTTAAGGCTTCAAACAACGTCTTTGTGTTTGTACGGGGAGCAATAAACGTTTTATATTTTCCTTCTTCTTCAAACCATAATTTAATAGAAATATGTTTTTGAGCCATGTTGACTCCTCCTTTATTTTGTTAGATTTAAAAAAGAAGCATAGAGCTTCCCTTTATACTGTCTTTCCAATGTCTACGCTGGATTTATTATCAGAGCCTGAGTCCGGATTTTTATAAGCATTGCCAAACACTTTTTCATAAAACTTGTCCAAATTGAAATTCGGTGCGTCCTCATCAGCCAATACTTTATAGGCGTTGTCTTGTTCGCGCTCCATAAATTCAGCAGAAAGTTTGACCGTCTGAAAATCAGTCTTTTCTTCTTTTGTTTTCCATTCATCATCCGGAAGAGAAAAACGCCCTTTCACTAAGCCTACATGGCGATTCTTGCCGTTCGCTTTTGGCCCATAGAAAGACATCGCAACCCATGGCGCGATAACATTCTTTTTGAACATATAGATCCCGTCTGTTTCTTCTATCCCAAACAATTCCTCCAAAATTTCCATTGGCAGATCCCGCATTTCAAGCTCCAATTTTGTGGAACCAGTCGTGACAGCCATATCCACCAGTTTGTTGTCTGCATACTGCTTTTCTGTTGATGTTTCCGTATTGACCTTCGCGTTAATTGCGTAAGGGTAATCAATAATTTTTGTAGCCACATAAAAGCCATTTTCCTTTTTTAAAGGCGCAAATTTAACGCCTTCCAATCCGGTAACTGAACTGTATTCAGGCATTCTAAAACCTCCAATTATATTAAAATATTGGCCTCAAATCGGCGTCCCTTCCGAATAAGACCCTCATCTTTTAAAAAGTCATTGATTAAAATTCCTGTTTGAAAATCCATTCGATTCATGACCCCTATAACGGCAGCCAAAATCTGATCGCAGGATGAATCGTTGTATACATCAATTTGATAGACAGCGCTGTCCTTGATCGGCTTTCCATCAGCCCACTTGGTAGTTCTGTAGTCCAATTCCTGTACGACGATATAAGCTGGTTTGCTTTTGATGCCAATCGGCACCGCAAGTTCAAAAATGTTTGCAGGATCAGCCAATAATAAAAGCGCCGGATCAGTTTCCAGCGCTTCAAATACTTTATTTTTTAATTGCAAAGCTCTTTCCGCTACATTCATAGCTTGTACCCTCTTTTTATAACGCTTGCCATCGCCTGAAGCATCCTCTCATTGGCACTTAGCATACTCCGCTGAATAGACGGGTTAGCCGGCTGATGAATGGTTCCGAATTCAGGCAAGTGGACACGGAACTTCGTATCTTTTGTAGGACCAACCACTGCATATATCTCACCATCGGGGTCCTTTCTCGTACGATTACCAACGATAATATCTTCATCAATGTGGGGATGGCTCCCCCCAATATTGGAACGGGGAGCATTCTTTTTAATTTCCTTCGCAAGAACAGCGCCCCCAGCTTTTACAGTAGCTTTATTTATTTTTTCATCCTTCCTTGCGAGTGAGGATAAATATGAATCTAATTCTTTAAAGCCCTGCATTTCTATTTCAAATTTCATTATTCCACCGCCTTTGCCCTAATTGTGGTGAAATTTTTCCGGGAATAGTTCGGTATGATAGATTCTATTTCATATGATTGGTTTTGAAAAAGAATCCGCATATGTTTACCAATACCTTCACGGTGTCGGATCGTAAATTTTACTGTTTCTTCCTTCTTGACGGCAGCGGCCGCATAATATTCCCGGCCTTTTAATCCTTCAGCTTTTGCCCAGCATTCAACGACCGTTTCATAGTCACCTTCCACAGGGAGACGGCCGCCTTCTTTTTTCTTTTGAAACTTGATTCGATATCGCATGTCATTCAGCATCGGCATCAGTCTCCGAAACTGTGTATTTTAATTGATTGATCAACGTTGTCAGAACTCCATCAAGGTTTGAAGTTGTGCCAGCTATTTCACGGTTTTCATACCAGTGAGTTACAAAAGCCTTTACACACAAATCTGCGCGAGCTGAATTATTAGGAAATTTCAGGCCCGTTGCGGATGTAATGTATTCTTTTGCTGAAGCGATAAACCCAAGAATTAAATCATCCTCCAGATCACCATCGACCCGGAGGAATTTTTTCGCCTCTTCAAGCTCTTTTTGTTGGGTTTCAGTCATAGGGCATCACCTATCTTTCGTTAACTAGATGCGCCGCCTTTGAGCTCATCAATTTGCTTTTGTAGACCTTCAAAAACGGCCTTTACTTCGCTGTTAAAGTGATCCAGCATGACGCTGCCGGTTCCGATGTTGTTGCTTCTAACAGACTTGTCCGCAAGCATTTCATGTAGGATACTTTTCTCTCCAATGTCAGCCGGATCGCCTTTGTCACCTTTCGGGCCTTGGGGTCCTGGCTCTCCCTGTGGACCTTGCGGGCCGGTATCTCCTTTGTCCCCTTTTGGCCCTTGAGGTCCCTGCGGCCCAGGTTCCCCCTGCATTCCCTTAATGTACAAAGGATTATCCTCGCTGTTTCCTTTCAAATAAACCGGTGTTACCGGCTTTCCTGTACCGTCGTCCTCTGCAGAAGTATAGACTCCGTTACTTTGGTTTAAAAATTGATCTGCCATATCTCATCATCCTTTTCAATTTTTTATTTTCCAACGTCAACTGATTTATCTTCTGTGTCGCCGGTACTTGGAGTTTCATTGTCGGGAACAGCGTCTTTAATAGATGCAAATTCCGCGTAAACAACAGCATCCGTGTCCCAAAGTACAACGTCCTCACGTTCAATGATTCGCATATCTGTAGAGTTACGGTAGAATGCTTTACCACCGACATTTGTCGTTAAAATGGAATATTGCTGACGATCAAAGAGTTTGACAGCTTCTTTAAGGTCTCCAATGATTAATGGATATTTTGGAGTCGTTTTTGTACCGCCGTTTGGCAAATACTTATCAGAAATGACGGATACCGGCTTACCGAACAATAATTTTTTAGTTGGATCAGTAGGGTTCGGCTGAAGCAGGTAACGGCCGAAAGCGTCTTTCAGTTTATCTAACACGTTAAATCCTGATTGGTTCGTGACAACTTTAGTCGTGGCATTAATAGCCGGATCAAGTTTGACATTGAGAATGTCTTTAATGTCGTCCTGCTTCGATACTGTGGTTTTTGCAAGTGTTCCTAATTGATTAAGAATCAACGTATTGCGGGTCACGGCCGACTTTTTGGCAAGCCAATTAGAAAGGTACTGCAAAAGCGCTTCTTGTGTATCTGCAAGCAAATCATTAGAAAGAACCAAAATCCCGGCATAGTCTTTAATGCTATACTTTATGTTTTCAAATTTAGGGTTCTCTAATTCTTCAATATCTGCTAATTCCTCAAGATTTACTAACGGGGTGATATCCGCTAGTTTTTCAAGAACCCTTGACCCTTTGTTTGTTGATACCGGAATGACATCGACGAGATTTGCCAACGTATCAAATTGACGTCGTTTTTCATTTATTTTCGTGGAGATATCCTGCGGTACAATAAGCCCGCCGTCCTCATCCACACCTTCTTTCATCGCGGCAAGAGGCTGTGGTACTTTGCCTGTTCTAAGGGCAGATGCAAAAAGCTGAACATGATTTTTCGCATCTGTTTTGGCGATATCATCCGTTGGCTGTTGCGGGTTCTTTGCCTCTGGATCTTGCTGCGGCTCTTCCTGTGCATATGAAACCTGCATGTTTCGTAAATCCTCATATGTCTGAATTTGATCTTTAATTTGTTGAGCTTCTGCAAGTAGTTTTTTGGCTTCATCAAGTTTTCCCTCATCGGTCAATGCTTCAATTTTCGTACGCTTTTCCGCCAAAGCCTGACGTAATGCTCGTTCTTGTTTAGACATTCCGCCCCCGGCGAAAAATTGAATATCGAGTTTCAAAAGTTCTTTCTGTTTCAAATGCTTATCCTCCTTAAAAATGGCATAAAAAAGAACCCTTAAAGATTTAAGAGTTCAAGTTTCATATTGATCTTTTGTTTTAGTATTTCATTCGGGCTTGTTTCTTCAGCCGAATTTCCAGCAGCAGATTGAGCAACAATTTTGCCTGGAACATGTTTAAAATGTGCCAGCACCTGATGATCAATGCAGGCTGCTACATCCTTTGACTCTGAAACCTCATCGATCAAGCCATAATTTAAAGCTTCATCAGCAGTAAGCCAGGTTTCTTCATCCAGCAGCTGGCGTAAAGTCGCGTCATCCAGTTTGTCTCCTGCTTTCTCAAGATATGTGGAAACGATACTTTCAGTAATCTTGTCCAGATCATCGGCTGCCTTCCGGAATTCCGCTGCATTCCCGACCATCCCCATGTATGGGTTGTGAATCATCATCATGGCGTTACTTGGCATCGTGATGATGTCCCCCGCCATTGCAATGACAGAAGCGATACTCCCGGCCAGCGCATCCACATAGACATTGATTTTTGCCTTGTGACGCTGAAGCATCGAATGAATAGCCTGCCCCTCGAAAACATCCCCACCGGGCGAATTAATGTACAAATCAATAGAGCTCACGTCACCTAAACTTTTCAACTCAGCCTGAAAGGCCTTGGACGAGCTCTCGCTAAACCATCCTTCGCCAGTAATAGAACCGTAAAGCGTGATTTCAGCAGTCGAATCATTCAGAACCTTCATGTTCCAATACTTGTTTTTCTTCTTCTGTTCCGTTGCCATCACCCCCTTTCAGACGATTTGAAGACCGTTTGACCTTGCTAAGTTGATACTCTTTCATAATTGAAAGGGGAACAAGGTTTAAGTTTCCATAATGCTCATCGCCGATCTCCCCGATACCTGTCATGTCCTCTTTTTGAAGAATAGTATTGACGCTAAAGGCGCCTACGCTTTGCATCGTTTTATAAAATTCAGCACGTGATTTACTATCCCCGCGAAGCTCTGATTCCAGGTTAAATTTAAAGTAATAGCCAGCTCCCCGCTGCTTCTCTGTCAAAACCTTATCGTTTAACTCTTGTTCAATATTTGTGACGATTGGCTGTAAAGTGGTTTTGACATAATCTAAGGATTGTTGCTCAATATTTGAAAATGTTGCCCTGTCCAGCTCACCTATTTTATGCGGAGGCACCTTATAAATCGATGCAATCTGTTGGCGATTCCATTTCATCGATTCAATAAATTGGGCATCTTTCATAGGCATGGTTACCTGTGAATAATCAAGCCCGGCGTCTAAAACTGCAATAGACTGCCCCGCATTCACCCGCTCCCAGTCTTCTCTAAGAATTTGTTTACTTTTTCGATCTAAAAGGGTCGGCGCTTTAACAACACCGAACGGTGCACCGCCATTCTTGTAAAATTTCGCGTTGAATTTTGTGGCAGCTCTATTTGACCCTATATTGTCCCGAATAACTGAAATCGGAGTTTGCCCCACAATTCCGTCAAGAGACAGGTTTTTAAAATGCAGCACCTCTTCATAAAAAAACTCACGGTATCTGCCGTCAATCGTTGTGGAGTACCAAACACGCCCGTTATCGGGATCAATATTTGTGTTGGTTGCTTCCGGATCCAATGGTCTGATCCCCGTCACATTTCCGTCTTTATCAAAAAGTAAAAGGTTGTAGCTGTTTCCCCAAGTGCAAAGCCTTGTAACCAAAAGCCGCTTCCACACAAAGCTTGTCATATAGTCATTGACTTTGTTCAGAATGATATCGCTGACTTTATTTTGAACCTGTTGTATGTTTCCATTTTGATTCTGAAAAAGTTTAATCGGCAGTTTTGCAATATCATCCGCCAAAACAATCACACAGGCATATACATCCGGATGAAGAACGGCCGTTTTTGTTGATACCCTTTCACCAGATGCGCTTTCAGATCCAGCAAAAATATTTTTGAACCAATCAACCGGATGGAGAAGGGAACCGCTATCCTCTTCAGCAATTTCATTTTTTATTCCGCTCTTTAAACGGCTTAATAGCATCTATTTCCCTCCCCCATCCTTATTTTTTTGACGAGCGAACCCTACCAAGCTCGCAAGCGAAAATAAAAAAACACCGGTTGCAATTAAACCCGCGTTTACGTTTATTCGGTATATGGCTATTGAAATGAATACCATGCCTGCAATAAGCAAAATATCTTCTAAAAATAGCTGTAAGGCTCTTAAAATTTTCAAGTTCTCACCCCCTACAGGCTGAAAGATCCAGACTGAATATAAGCGTTTAAGTCGATCGCTGTATCAATCTGAGAAGCCCGAACATGTGCATTAATAAGTGCAGCCGCCGGGTCAATCCGTTGTGTGGACTTGGACTTGTCCAGCATTATATTTTCCTGGGCATCCACTTTTGTAACGGCGTTCCCCATAGCCCAAGTCAGCAGATCGTTTTTATTATGGATGATCTTTTTCGCTTTTACTTTTTCACGGAAATCTTTCGTTGGTTCAGATAATGTGGCAACACCCTGCCGAATTTCAACCATCACATATCCGTCTGCCTCCATCTGTTGGGAAAACTGTGTGGCATTGTACGGATCGTAGGCAATTTCTTTTATCCGCCACCCTTTTTCTCTCTCCATTTTCTTAATATAGGTTCTGATATAGTCATAATCGACAACAGCACCGTCGGTAACGGTTAGCCAGTTCTTTTTTCTCCACAGATCATAAGGTACGTTATCGGTCTTCATACGCTCATAGAAAGTATCTTCAGGCATAAAGCCGTGACTCTCAACAGCAAAGCTCCCATTATCCAATGGGAAAATAAACGAGACAGCTGTCAGGTCAATTCGTTTTGACAAGTCAATCCCTACATAGCACTCACGGCCGGATAGATTAGGGAACTGATCAGATCCGCAATCCTTCCAAGCCTGCATATCCATGTATCCACCGTCGCGCATATTAACCCAAACATTCATATTCTTGGTCAGGAAATCCCTCATCTTTTCAGGAACAGCCAGAGCCATTTCAAGACGATCTCGCAAATATTTTTTCCCAACTTCATGAGAAGCTAATATCGGATTAGCCTTTATCCAATTCCTTTCATCCTTTATGTCATCGTCTTTATCTATTTCGTTCACCATGACAAAATACTGTTCATTTGTCTCTACTTTGTTTGGATCGAGAAGACGTGAAACATAATCATACTCCACACGATAGGCCGGATTGTTTAACTCGTGCCCCGCTGTCGTGATAATAACCATGATCGGCTGCGTTCTTGCGCCCATCCCCGACTCCAGGATATCGTAAATCTCTGACGTTTTATGAGCATGATATTCATCGATTATGCCGCATTGCGGGTTAAATCCGTCACCGGTCTTCCCTGCATCTTTAGATAAAGCTTTGATGGTTGAATTTGTTTTTGGGTGTTCAATGGTGCTGTATGCAATCCTGTATTTTTGCTCAGGTTTGTTTAGAAGTTCGCACCCTTCTATTTGGGCTTTTATCTCCTTCCAACATATTTGAGCCTGCTCCGTCTTTGTTGCCCCTATATAAACTTCAGACATTTTCTCATTGTTTGCCATTGCTTCATAGGATGCAACACATGCTAGACTCTGAGTCTTTGCATTTTTACGGCCAACCTGCCAATACACTTTTGTAAAACGGCGGTATCCTGTATCTTTATGAATCCAGCCATAAACATTACCGAAAATAAAGATTTGAATACGATCTGGAACTATGTTTTCACCAGCTAATGGCCCTTTTGTATGTTTGAATTGCGTCATCCAGTAAAGAAAGCGACGGGCTTTTTCATCGTCAAACACGTAAGGAAACTCTCTTGTTCCTTCTCTTTTAATATCATTTAAAAACCGTTGACAAGCCCATATATGCTTTTCGCACGCAACAATCTCGCCCGATATCACATCGCGCGAGTAATCAATCATAAACTGTTTAATTGTATTCATACATTACTAAACTCCTTTTCTGCTAAAGTCTTCTCCCGTTCTTCCTGGGTTTTCGTGATCGCGAGCTTGGCACGTGCAGACGGTGTGAGTCCGAAATCATTAGCAGCCGATTTCATTTGATCGTAGAAATTTTTCTGCCGTTTCAGCAGAGGGTGCTCTTCTCCAACCAACTTGATCGGCTCTCCGTTTTCATCTTGACCCTCTGTATGAATCATGATGCCGTCTTCTTCAATAATTTTCGAAATAGAGATGTACTGAGAATACGCATTACAATAGGCAGCCAACATGCTGATATCTGCCTCCGTGATGATTTCCACCTCAGATAAAAGAGCAGCAACCCGTTTAAATTCTTTTTTAGCCACCTTATCCAGCCAGGAAGGAGGTTTGATATTGTCAGCGCGCATTTTCATTTTTTGTTCGTGTTTAGCCCGCGCGGCCAGTTCTTCCGTATTCTTTTTATTCGGATTGCCCTGTATTAATTGAAGGGCCGCGGATTTTGCAGGTCTCGGCATGTTTTTCACCTCATTCCTTTTAAAAAATCGCAATTTTTCGCTTGTTTTTTTCACAAAGCATGCTATGATGAAAGTAACAACAAAACCAGTCATATCAAGCCCTCTCGGCGAATTTGCCGGGAGGGTTCTTTTTGTTTTCGGGAACTTTGAAAAGCGGTGTTTGTTTGCAGAAGAGGGGGCGCCGTTCCCGCGGCGGTTGCTTTCCAAGGATTTTCATAGGGGGGGTATCCCTACTTAATCGGTTTGCTCCGGTCGCCGTGAACCTTGTTATGGCAAGCATTACAAAGACTTTCAAGGTTTGAAAGGTCTAAACGCTTGGACCAGTCCTGCTTTACCTCCACAATATGATGGACCACGTCGGCAGGAGTGAAACGGTGTTCTCTCAAGCATCGCTGACAAAGACGATTGTCTCGAAGCAAAACAAGTTCTCTTGTTCGTTTCCAATCTGTTGATTTATAAAAACTTGTTATTGTTTTGTTTCTTGAATGTTTGTTGTAATGTTTCGTTTCCTCCTGCTGGACGTGCTTATGGTCAGGGCAGTAGCCCTCTCGGGTAAGGGCCTTACACCCATAGGCTTTACACTCCCTTAACGGCTTAGGTGGCATTGTAATCCTCCTTTAGTGTCAAACACTTATTGGTCCAGCTCTTCATTTGCTTGATCGATTAACGGCTGCATAAGTAGGCCAATACGCCCCTTTAAATTGAAATACTCTGCAAGAAGACGCTCGGCTTTCTTTAGCCTCTTGGCTTTGTCGTACTGACTCTTCACACTTCTGATACGTTTTTGCAGCTCTCTAATTTGTGGGGTGGTCACGGAGAACACAGCCCTATGTTGGCAAGCCGGGCACTGCGTATACCCCACGACAACACCATTCCTTCTTCTCTGCTCCTGTAACACGATTGTATGAACGTCTCCACAGTGCTCACATGTACTAAGAGGTTTCATGATCTTCCCCCTGATCATGGAAGTATCGATTATAAACGATTGCTTTTGTTCCAAACTTGCTTTCTCTATCAATGTATTCAAAGTCGATGTGTGTTGGATGAAAACTTGCATCATCATTCGGTAAGAATGAGAAATCCACTCTGACTTTATCTTTAATCTCTTTTCCTTTGTAAAAAATACGTGGTACTGAATCAATATCATCAAGCTCAATCTGTAGCAAAGGCGCTTTCTTTGCCCATTTTAAAGGTTGTGGTTCTAGGCTGTTTACATCTCCTGCTGGAATACCAGTACCAACGCCAATCACAGACGTTGCATATTTATTGTCAATATAATTAACAGCATTTTTCACACTCTCTTCAAAAGAAAAAGACTTCTCTTCTGAAAACAGCTCACTAATTTGGAATTCATCAACCTCAATCATTGACATGTCCATCCCACCATCAAGAACCATAACGCCTGTTTCAATAGCTCTTTTAACTTCTGATCGTATTGCTTTTTTTACATCTTTTCTAAGATGTGCATCTGTTTTAATAACCATGACTTTCATTCACTTCATCCTCCTGTTTTTGGTCAGTATTCATCGCCTTGCTCCCGCCATGAATCTCGATAGGGTTAGCGCCGGCCCCAGTCGTACTAGTCTGGGCTTACAGAACGGACGGCCAGCAAGTTGTATAAGTCCAAGCTCATAGTCGCGTTCTCTTCGCTGCTCTCGTAGGTATCTATAACGCTGCTTCAGTTCCCAATTCATACGCCTTCCCCTTGATCAGCAAACAACTCACGTATTTTCTGCTCAGCTTGAGAGAAGCTCATTTCCCGTTCCCCTGGAAAATGAAAGCTGCCTTCAACTTCGGATCCAGACTTCAAACGAACAATAGCTTTTATCCGAAAACCATAGGTTTTAAATTCCATTATCCTTCCGTCAAGAACTAAGGTTTCTCCTTTTCTCTCAATACTTTCTATAACGACTTCCATATGTAAGCCCTCCCTTAAATAATAAACGCCCTCTCGTTTGGGAAAGCGCCTGGTATATTCTTTCTAAACCGGGCCCACACTCAGAGGCTCTCATTGGCCGCCAATCGTTTATTCTGAGATTTACTGGACCCGGTTTACAGAGAACATAAAAAAGCACCCAGTTGGGTGCTATATATGATGATGCACTGTAAACCATACAGTCATTGTTTAATCCCACTAGTTACAACATGGTTTACCACAATGAGTATGAGAGTGTGTAACAGGATCGTAACTAGAATAAGTGTGTGGATATTGATGCACATGCTGGAAATGCTTATGATGCACATTTGTTATATGCTGCGGATGAATATGCGGCACAATTGTTTTAGAAAAAGTATGAGTTTGACAACAATTAGTCGGGTGTACAATTGGCGGCATCACATTTGGTTTGCAATGAAACATGACTAAGCTCCCCTTTCATTCATTTATCATATTCATTATTAAACTATGATAAACAGTGTATACATGTACCATTACAATCACCCATATTTGTCCGATCGAGTACTATCCACAGCCTAAATCAAAAAAAGTATCCTCAAAAATTTTTTAAGGATACTTAAACTGAAAGGAGAGAAGTAAATATATTTATTATTATGATTTCGATCCATATTTGCAGCTTGTCTATTCGAATTCATTCAAAAAAACAAGAAGCATCCTTCAGGATACCTCTTGAAAAAAGGGGTAATTCTCGATGTATTTTATTTTATGCAATAAATTTTAAAAAATAAACTTGTCTACTCGCTTAATACCATAATACTCGATAGTCCAGTCTTGGACTGTCCTCTTATCTTAGTTGTACAATTCCTCCTTACGCTAAACGCTTATTCAAATTTGCGCCTTACACATACTTCGGGAGGAAGCCAAGCATTGTAAGGCAGCATGTCCAAAAAACATACTTCATATAATCTCCCGATACCAAAGCCGCAAGACTAGCGCGATCCGGCTCAGAATGCTCCTCCCGTTTGGCTTCATTCTTCATCGCCTTAATTTGAGTATCCGAATTCACCTTGATAAGGGAATGGTGCTTATCCCGTTATTTCTTGATAAGTAAATCTTATCGACAAATTACGCATAAAAATTCCCCCTCTTTATCCCCCCGATTATCGGAAAAATGTCGGGATTTTGTCGGGTTTTTCTCGATGAAAAAAGCACTCAGATAATTCCGAGTGCTGTTGCAATACGGCAGATTGCCCGCTGCTTTATTTCATAATAGGTATCCTTTTTCATGCCGAGTTCCATATAAATATTGATGTCTTTCACCCTGGCAGCCGTCAGGTATTTCTTTTCGATAATCAAACGTTCTTCATCGTCCAAGCTGTTTTGTAAAGCCCGTTCCATCTGTTTGACTTTGAGTTCATTAACGGTAAATGAATCCCGGAGGGAAGGGAAAATGTTAAAGCCGGCAGATGAACATTCTTTTTTATTCTCTAATTGGACTTTGAGCGCGCGGTAATTTTTCAGTTCTTTGATGACTATTTTCCGGACGGCTTTTTCGTCCACATCATCGAGAAAAGATAGCTGTTCCTTTGACATCCTTTCCCTCCATTCGTTCATTTTTCTTTTTCCCATTCCTGAATCCGTCTTTCCATAATCTCCATCCAGATTAATGGAGCGGCAAGAATGACGATTCCTATAATTAGATAAATCATAACTCCTCCTTATCGGCGCTCGCGGCCTCCAATAGATCAGGATTTTCAAAGACTGTTCCAAGATATTCCGAATCTGGCCCGCAATCGGCAAGAGACTCAGAAGGCCCGTTAATATATTCACCGTAAAATGCAGCTAAATCGTTGTCGTAAACAACCTTAAATTTTCTCCCCCAACCGTCTTTTCGGATGTCTCCCTCCCAAATCTCCCGGCCGTTTTTGTCTTTTAATCCGGTGTATTGCATAATATTTTCGAAAAATCCCGTTATATCCGCATTTCCGTAATATACCCTTCCATCAAAACCAATTGCATTTAAAGAGTTGTATTCCATTTTTTTAAGTGGAGCATTCCACGCTCGAAACTTAATCTCTCTCATCCGTTCTACCTCCCATCATTTCACCCTTTGAAGTCTATTCACATCATCAATATTCATTTGATAGTCAGCCTCTCGGACGGCAGCGGCGAATGATTCAATCCCTTTTTCCCAAAGGCCGTGACGCTCAATGATTTCCGAAAACTCTTCAACATCATGCTCGCGGATCCCCCAACTGTCAGGATCTTCTGCGGGCCCGTACATAGTAACCCATTTGCTTGAGTCATTCGGATCTGGTTCCTCCCATTCCGCGCGGGTAAAATGACAAAGCTCATGATCGACCAGGGCGGCGCGCTGCTCTTGGTTCATCGTCTCCCAGGCTTCTTTATTGATGAATACCAAAAGCATGTAATCAGTCATATGGCGCTCAAAGGCCGTGCATTTTTTCGCCTTCCCAGCCCATTTACTGTTACCTTCCCGAATGTAAAAACCGATGTGTTCCTTTGCATCTTTTAAATGTGGGTGATGCTTATCAATTAAACTTTCGGCCAGCTGCCGCACCTCTTGTGATTCTTCAAAACCTACAAATGCCATGATCATTTTCCCCTTTCAATCAATTTCTTTTTGAATATTTCGTCTAATTCAGTTAATGAAAGCTCATACAGCTGCCGGCCGTCAGGCGTTTTAAAATATCCCATTTTAAGCAGCCGTGCTTTAAGCTCGTCCTTTTTCCTTTCACAATAAAGGGCCTTCATTAATTCATTCACACAAGGCCCCCCTTTAACAGCTCCCGGGCCATATAATGAAAATGGTGATAGATATAGTTTCCGGTCGCGCTCGGATTAATAAAAACGGTTGAGAAATTGTAACGGACTTCAAACGTTTTTAAGCTGCCAAGCAAAGATTGCGGCTTATATTGTGAGCGATATTTTCCGTTCAATATTTTTTGGTAGCCTTCCAGATCCTCCACAAGAAGAGTGAAGGGGTGTTTGGCTGCACGGATCAATTCATTTTCAAACCGAGAACGGTCCTTAATGGATTGAACCAGCTCATCAACTCCATTTTTCCGTTCGATAGCAGCGTTCAAATACATGTCCCGGCTAATCCCGTATTCCTCGTTTTTCGGGATCATGGCGGAATAGTCGCCCGTCTTCATCCCTTTGAATTTGATGGATACGTTCTTTTTGCGGAGATAGTCAAGAACATGCTGGTTCTTCTGCTCCCTCGTATCCACAATAATGATCATGCTGTCGAGAATATTTTTCATTTCAGTATCCGAATAGTTATAGTGAATAATCGTCATGCTTTCTTCCCCTTAAAGTACGACATGGCACTTTCATAGATTTCTAAAGAGAGTTTGTCCGTTTCTTCATCCTCAAAATTCGAAACGGAGCTGTTCAGATCTCTCCAGCCGTTCTCCCAAAATAGAACGAGCAATCTCGCGGCTTTGGTTGCCGCATCCCACTCATGATTGAACCAGTCGTCTATTTTTGGATTCATTTCTTGATCTATGCCCATAAAATAATTGATGATTTTATCAATGGTCTGTTTGACTTTGTGATCCTGCATTGAGTATTCACCTTTTAAGTACTGGATGATCCGTTTTTTATGTGACTGAACAAATTCCACAAGTTCTGGATAGACGTTCTCCGGATGCTCAATATAAAGGTCATCCCCATCCAGAACTAAAGGTGAACCCAAAAAGGCAAGGTCATCACAAATTTGTTTTGGATGCATTGGAATCACCACTTTTTAATGCAATACCGAAAACAAAGAGCTTATTTCCAGTTGATTTTCTAAGATCATATTTTAATTGTCTTAATATTTCATAAAACGTCCGAGTACCGATAAATGAGTTTTCACGTAAACCAAAATATTCTCTACATGCAACATAAAGCAATTTGGCTTCAACCTTCCCACCACAAGAACGAATACATTGGTTTTTAATGAAATCCTCAATAGTATCTGCGCAATTCATTTTTTCACCTCTTTTAAAAAGGGGTTACTAAAAGGGTTATCAAATTAAAATTTCAGTAACCCACTCGAAATCCAGTCATATCAATGGATTGAGACATTTTTTTGATTAAAGGGTTACTGAATTTTTCTATTTCACTATTAAGCTCTATAAATAATAATTAATATATATATTTATTTTTTATTTATTTTTTTTCAGTAGATGGAACATAGAAAATTCAGTAACCTCAGTAACCCCTAAAAAATGTAAAACGCCAATAAATCCTTATATATCAATGGTTAAAGCTTCTTTCTATTGATTGAAGTAACCTTATCTGGGTTACTTTTTGTAGTGATTTCAGTAACCCTTTCAGTAACCCGCCTATCATTATTCTTCAAAAAACCTCCTCCGGCGTACTGATTTAATGTTATTCCATGGATAAATGTCTTGTTTTTTGCCCCTTTTGCTTTTTTAAAACCTCGAATTTCTAATTGACGATAAAAGGCACGGTTTTTTAACTCAACATCATCATTTTCATAACACCAATCTTTGTATTCCTTATAGAGTTCCTTTGCTTCGATTTTTGCAGTCGGATGAGTGACACACTTTTCAGCAAGAAAAGGGGCGAGAATGTCCATATCCTCCCGGTAGCCTTCCGTTGCCTTCCTGATCGTTTCCGGTTCTCCCAGGCCTTCCTTCTGCCACTTCAAGCAGCCCTCAACAGCCCAGCGGAGAATCCCGGGCATTTCTGCGGACAGTTTCTGCGGCAGCTTCTTATCCACTTTTTCTTTAGGGATCGTGACAGTAAACGGGATTAGCCGGATCCGGCGCCAAATACCTTCATCGCTGCCTTTCACGATCGGTTTATGGTTTGTGGTAAAGAAGACTTTAAATTCCGGCGTAAACTCAAAATATTCCTGGCGCAGGAAACGCGCCGACATCTTTTCGCCGCCGGTGATCTGCTTCACCAACGATTCAGACAGCTGCTGCCCTTCTTCACTCTCAACGGCCGACACAAACCGGGCGCCGTCCAGCCGGGCAATATCATTGTTTATGGCACTATCATTTTTCTTCTTAATGAAGGTGTCACTGTTTGTCTGCCGCCCATAGTCCCCGAACAAGTGCTGAACCGTATTGATAAAGGTCGATTTACCATTCCGGCCGTTCCCGAATAGAAAGAACATGACTTGTTCCGTGGTGTCCCCGGTCAGCGAATAGCCAATTGCCTTCTGCATGAAATCAATAATTTCATAGTTTGGCGTGCCCTGATCATCTATAAAAATACTTTCCAAGAAAGCTTTCCAGTTCGGACAGTCGGCGTCCGGTTGATAAGAGACAGGAGATATTTTTGTAAAAAGCAGATCCCGATCATGCGGCAGAAGTTCGCCTGTTTTTAGATCAATCACACCGTTATCGCAATTTAAAAGATATTTGTGGGAATCCAGTTCCTGCTTCCTCACTGAAACCATTGGCCGAACATCTAAAATTGTGTTCATCCGTATGTTGCGGCGCTCGCATTTCTTCGCCCAATCGTTCAGCTGCTTTTTTCGGAATTTGTCTTCTGTGGCCTTAGCCTCGCCGTACAACGCCCGTAATGTCTTAGCGGTAATGGCTTCAATTTTTCGTTTGCTGTCTTCTTCCCATCGCTTGCCGTTCCAGATCAGCCAGTCAAGCTCGTTACAATATCGAATATTCTTTCCGTGGTAGTAGACAACTCGTTCCGCGTTGCCGAGCTCCGTCAAATGAAACGCCGGCGGAGTGTCAATGATCTCTTCGATATCCTCAACTTGAGAATTTTCGGGATGGGAAATATATATTTCATACGGCTGTTCCTGCTGCTCTTCCAGTAAATCAGAAATTGTCGTATGAGTAGAATAAACGGCCGCGGCAATGGTCATTTCTCCATATGTAGCGCCGTCGGATGAATGCTGCCGATCCCATTTCTCCCGGAACAAACCTGATTCGCGAAACATTGAATCCATTTTTGCGGGATCCTTATCCGTCCAGAATGCCAAGTGATTACATAAAGCCATATCTGTGGCGGAGTGATCATCGTTTATCAGATGACCGTTAAACAGATCCTGAATGCTCTTCCCGTTCTTGCTGTTGAACATCCTTTCCCATATCTCCTTATTGGAGAGATTGCTCATATCACGGGATGAAGCAGCAGGCGGGTTGGACGGTTTCGATTCTTCTTTTTTGTCCTTCAAATATTTTTCGAACAGCTCTTTGAGCTCGTCCGTTCGTTCTTCAACGGCCCCGATTCCGAGACTGTTACCGGTAAAGGTAAAATAGCGGCCGTGGCGGTATACTTCCAGCCCAAGTTCAGGATTTTTTCTCCCTGTGCCCGGCCCGCGCAATGGGATCTTACCTTTTGTGATGATGTGGACTCCTTTGCCGCTGGGTGAATATTCGGTGTAACTGCTAATGGCCTGAACGATTTCCTCAGCGAACGGGGACAAGACACCGTCCTCCACACAGTGATCTATGTCTATGCCGATGAACGGATCATCTTTTGAAAACATGAAGCCGATCCCGTCATAATCTCGATCGTTATAAAATTTCAAAACGGTCGGGAACGTCGACCAGGTTCTTTTATTACTGGATTGAGCCATGCTGCCGTCAATCTGGTATGGCACTTTTGTTTTCTTACCGTCACGTTCTTCGGAACGCCATAAAATCCACTGAGGGGCGTTTTTTAGCTCTTGCGGTATGTTCTTAAATTGGTACATGTGATAACTCCCCTTTAAAAACGAGGGAGCTATACACTCCCTCAAAAGTGTTTTTTATGATCAAAACGGTACATCATCGTCACTGATGTTCACTGGAGCTGCTTCCGGTGCAGGTGCCTCAGACGGCTTAAACGCTTTGACTTCCGGATACTTTTTGCCGTTATGCTCTCGTTCTCCGACAAGCAGGCGAACCGGTTTATTCAGAAACGCCTTGGCCCATTCGATATGATCCTTAAATTGCATTCCGTTTGGAAAACCCGCGGCCTTTGATGCTTGATGAAATCTCCACATTGCATTTTCCGTAACGGTGAAATTGTCGTATAGGATTTTCTGGCCTTGGCATGGCTGTTCAACATCAGAACGGATTTCATAGTCTACGACAAGGCGCTTATTTCCAGATGAAGCTGCTGTTTTCTCCTCAAAATTGATAACTGTTGCCTCATATTCTCCTGGTTTAATAGGTTCAAAAGCTTCACCTTTGCTGTGATCTACTGTGAACATATTTAATTCCTCCATTCATTATTTTCCGTTTAAAACTGCTGCAAGATTTTCAGCTATAGACGCAATTACATTAGGATCTGTAATGTCTTCATTTCTTAGGTCATAAAGTACGTTATCGATACCGCTGTTTAATCTATCAATCTCTGAAATTAACCAGGGGATGTCTTGACGAGCGTTAGCAATAAAAATACAATCGTTTTCTCTTGGGATATTTGGATAATCTACCTGCACTGCGGCAATTGAACCGTAGCCTGGCCCTTTCGGCCCCCAAATTAATCTGGCTTTCCCTCGGTCATAGTTGATATCACTATTTGGTGACCACGGTCCCTCTGTTGCCGCAGCAACACGTTGGCGAATTTCCTCAAGCTTCATTTTGATCACCTCCTGCAGCCTTTAATCTCTCAAGGGCGGCCGTCGCAAGCTTTTTATTCCATTGATCAAGTTTTTTATTGGCTTTGATCTGAAATTCTTCAACCATCTGCGCGGCTGCTTCGTTACCGGAAACAATCGCTTTAATTTCCTCAATCAAACGGATCCGCTCAGCTTCTTCCTCTGCCTTCACGTCAATGCCGAGCTCGAGCCATTGGTAAAGCTTGCGGCCGACTTCCGGATTGAGTTTAAAAGAAGATCCTTCAAACATGCGGGTATTGTCTTTGGATGTTTCCGCCATGTGATCGATACTGATATTGAAATTCAGCATGAACTCGTATTCCATTTCATCCTTCTGCACAGGCTTGGTCCCGACTTTGCGCGGTGCCATCTTTCCGTTTTCATCCGGTTCGACTACATACTCCGTTTTTGTTCTCAATGTCGCCAAGATGTGGACATCGTTTTGCGTTAAGGTCTTAATCAATTTGGTTGTTTCAGGCGCAAGCTTGCCCCAATTTTGAAATGAGTTGCCTGACATGCTCCCGTGTTTTTCTACTATCCCGCCTTCCCCTTGCCAGTTGTGGGAAAGCGAATCAATTACGACCACCTCGGCCCCGGCGTTTTTAATAGCCTCCACAGCCAATTGATAACGTTCTGTGGTGTAAGGCGGTGTAAAATCAATATGTTTAAAACTTCCGATCCGCACGTCATCAAATTGCAAGTTTGCATACAGTTTGGCGCGACGGTGCTCAGTATCCACAACACCAATCTTTGACCAGACTTCCTTATCACTTGCATCCGGGTATGCTTCCCGCATCATTCCGTAAGCGACAAGCAGGGCGCCGGCAGTCTTTCCGGATCCACTCGGCCCGATAAAGCCGACAATTGCCTTTTCCTTTTCACGCTGTGCGTTTGTGACTTGAAACATCTATCACACCTCCACTTTGAAGCTTGTGGAAGCAGGTTCTATTTCTACCCCCGGAACAGCTTGTCCATTTTCATCAACGACAACCTTTTTGCCGTCCACCTCTTTGATGGACAGAGATTTTTTAAAGTCGCCCCATTTGACATCTTCTTTGATAAATTCAGTGAGACCGGCCTCTTTCACATGCTTGAGAAGCTGATCCTTATCGGTTGGCTTAGGCTGCTCTTTAATTGTGCGGCTTTTTGACTTACCGTAAGGTGTGGAAAGTGTTTTTGCTTTTGGATCCTGATCGAGCTGCTTTGAGTGATAAACGCTGACCAGTTTTTCAAAGAACGCCAGATTGTCCGCGAGAGGTTTTAGCTCCTGAGTTTCCCATTCATCGATACGCTGCCTTTCCGTTGCCGCCAGAGCCTTGATTTCTTTTTCCTGTGTCTTTAAAGCAGCTATTTTCCGAAACGCCCAATTTAGACTATTCATGTCCGTAATCTCAAACTGTGGACGGCTCTCCTGCTGCAGGCTATTATTTGAAATCTCGTTTAGTTCAAACGCCTGTAAAGGATTCATGTATATTGCCTCCTAATTGATTTTGTAATAAACTCCATTTAAAATAAGGTTGTTAAGTGTTGTTTTTAGTCGCCTCTGCCAAGGCGGCTTTTTTATTCATAAGCTGACGGATAAAATGCAGTCATTTGAATTTTCCTGTTAATTTCAGTCTCGTACCAAAAGCTATTATCATAGGAACGCTGATTAATCTCTGTGTTCAAATTTTCAGCGGCATCTTTCACGTTTTGAAGAGCTGCCTTTTCATTTTTACAGTGATAGACAATGTCAATCCTCCCACCATTTCTCAATGCATATTCGACAAGGTGCAATACTGAGTCAATCTGTTTTTGATCCATTTTCATCCTCCTTTTCTACCTCGTCTTTCAAATATTCCAAAGGATATCCGTAACGGTTGATCTCCGTGATCATTGGATGTTCGATATTCATTGAAACGATCTCCTTACAGTTGAAACGTTTAATCCCCTGTTCGCAAATTTGGACGCGATTTCGTGAAGCCGAACAACCTGTTCCGGGTGCTCCATCCGTTTAAGATCCTTGCAATTTAAAATGATTGTTGCAGCAATTTCTACACATCCTTCAAAATCATGTTCCTCGATCGCGGCAGGCAATTCCGAAATAAGATCTCGCGTTGAAATGAACAGCCTTTCCGCCTTTTCACGGTCAGCTTTTAGAAATCGGTTTAGGTTCATACCCGTACCACCTTTCTTTTTTCGGTATAATGTTCCTGTATAAGACAGGAGGTGAAACTATGAAACTAAATTATGATTGTGTCCGCTCAATTCTTCTAGAATTAGAGGAAAATTTAACTCTTAACGATGGCGTCACTTTATATCAGCTCAAAGATTTTGAGACATTCAAAGAGTATGGCTATGAAACTTCCGTTTACGCTTTAACCAAGTTAATCGAAGCTGACTTTTTAAACGGTTCGGTTTCGCGCGCAGACAATAAGATTGACTATATTGGTGTTGGCTCTATTACTTGGGATGGACATCAATTTTTAGACAACATTCGTGACAATGCTGTTTGGTCTAAAACGAAAGATGCCGTTAAGTCGTTATCAAGCGTTTCCTTGTCCATACTTTCAAATGTCGGAGAAAGCATCACGAAAAAGCTTATCGGTTTAGAATAATTTAATTTCTACACCTTGCACTAAGGCGTAGATAAAATCTTTCTCTTTCGGATAATGATCTTCAATGAATTTTGTCAAAGAAATCAAATCGTTGGTGTCGATAGATAATAATCTGTTGACGCCATCTTTTTTTGAATAAACAATAATATTTTTATTTGTCATTCTTTTTACTCCTTTCACAGATTAAATGATTGTTAAGTATTCCTGATTTTATAAGTTTTCAACAATAACATTAAATCTTGGCGGTCAATCTGTTTTCTTTCGATCAAAGATTCAGCTTCCGCCAAGGTTTCTTGATCTGTTACTTCAAAACGTCTGTACAACCAATCTTTCTTTTTGTTCTGTTGTTTGCCACACATTACCCTCACCACCTTTCAAGAAATTCACGAAGTACTCACAATCAGGACATCAATTTCGCTTTCACAAATGCTTGATAAATCTTCATGAAACGCTCCGCCTCGCTTAATGCAAGCCATTCTTTTGTTTTGATCTTCATTTTCTCACCTCCCTTCAATGGGTCATAACATCTATAGCAATGTCGTTTTTATCAGCGAATTCTTCAAACAGACTTTTTTGTCCTGAGGCTCTTCCTAAATCACTAACTGTCGATACTAAGGTAACCATGAATAAAGTGATATCCGGATTCTGATAATCCCAAAGGAAATCGAATACCTCTTCTTCCGTTCCTATGCAATTGTCTATTCCTTTTTCTTTGACAGCATGCATGGTACTGAAATAGTCTTTCATTCCAAACTTTTCACCATCATACTGCTTACGGATGGGGAACATCTGCATCAATTCTCCGGGTGTAAGCTTTCCTATTACGGTTTGAATGAACTCAATTAAACGCAGCTTTACTTCTAGGAAACGGCGTGATCTAGCCTTCTCCAGGTTGATCATCTTGATTCCAGCAAACGCGATTTTCTTGAAATCGTCTGTGTCAATTTGATTAGTTCTTTGTATTTTTCTCGCACTCTCAATTACCGCTTTTTGAAACATCCTGTGGTAGATTGAGTAGTGGTCTGGCTTTCGAGTACCCTCGATCACTTTGAGTTGTGTTTTCATGAAAATCCTCCTCATTTGCTTAGTCCGCAGGGGGCATCTTCCTCTTTTACTAGGAATGCTAGTCATCTTCCCCTACAATCACAATGTGATCTAATGCGAAGCGGAGACAGGAATCAATTAATTTATGTAACTTGATACCTGTTTCTGCACTTAAATCTTTTAACTGTTGATGTGTATCTGTACTAATCACAACAACTTTTTGCGCTTTTTCGGGCTGTTCACGTTTTAGTTCTAGTGTGCATGTCATGATAAACCCTCCTCATTTTTTAGGTCTGCATGATATTTAATTGCCATTGGTATTTTGATGTGATGGTCAGTGTATGTCGTTTCATTCCCTTGAGCTGTTGCTTTTTTTGAGTAACAGCTATCCACACTTCTTCAATCTTGAAATAGATCATTCAGAGTGCAGCCAAACAATTTGGTAAGCGCCTTTGCTTCTCTTAAAGTAAATTCCTTTTTCCCACGTTCCTTTTCATGGTAGGTCTGTGGATGAATACCGATTTTTCGAGCGACATCTTTTTGATACAATCCACGTTCTCGACGAGCAACGTAGAGTTTATGTATCATGACGCCTCACCCACACCGTACTTAATGGCCATTTCCTTCACGATCGCTAGATAAATTTCAGTCAAGCGAGCATCATCGCCAATAACGTCCATTTTGTTTACCTTGTCTATTTTTGACTTAGGCACACCGTTTAAGGCCATTTCGGATTTCTTATTCGTAAGCCTAATGGATAAACGACACCTCGCTCTATCTTCCAACAATTGATAACTTTCTTTCCTAACATCTGCATAGGCTTGGAAACCGCCTTTTGATAGCGCAATAGCATTGATGATCTTGTTCACTTTCTTTTTCCATTCAGTAGGATTAAGCGAAAGAACTTCTTTAATGTTGTCTTGCTTCTTTTCAACAGCATCAAGGCGTTTGTCTTGTTCCTGCTGCTTTAGTTGTGTACGGGCTACTGAATCAAAAATTTGCTTGAACATTTGTAGTTCAGGGCTTAACTGGGATGTATCAATTTGAGTTTGCTTGACGTTGTAATATTCATCCACAAGCATTTCATAGGCGTCCCAGGCTTGATCGGTGTTTAGTGACTTCGCATGAAGCCATGCACCTTTTTCCGTCCAAAGGTAGAGCTTGTTAATGTTTGGTGCGACACCTAAATTTTCGAAGTCGCGTTTAAAAGTTCTTAAATCTTCACCTTGTAACAGAATGAAATGCTTCCCTTCTTTATATCGCTTTTTATTGTTGTTGAAATTCTGTTGGACTAACTTCTCTTCTGCCCCATAGCTTTCTGCCAACTGGGCAGTGGTTAGAACACGTTGGTTATTCTGTTCAATAATTGATAGATTCATGGTTACCTCCTTAGTTCGTCGAGTGTAATTTCCTGGTTGTTTTTGGGATGTACCTTTTGGTACGGGGGATAATCAACCCCTTCTACAAACCCATAACTCAACATCCTTTCAAACCACTTTTTCATTTTTCTCAACTTCATATTTTATGAAGTCTGGCGGCAAAAAAATTTCATCAATACGCATACCAAATTCTTGAGCAATGATAAACATTTCGGAACTTTTGAATTGCGTGATACCTCGCTCTTTATTTGAATATGTCTCGGCCTCAACTCCAATTAGATCGGCCATATACTTCTGTGACAAATTCTTGTAGCGTCTCAACGATGCTAGTTTCGTTTGCATATAAACACCTCCTTGTCGGTAACCTCACAACTTCATAATACATGAAGTTTTTGTGCCGAGCAAGCTTTTTTTCATCATTTATGAAATATTTTTTGGGGACTACGAAAAAAAGTGGATAAACTTCATGAAACATGATAATATAATAATTGTGAGGAGGTGAAGTTCATGAAAAAGGAAATTAGCAAATTCGTAGGAAATAAAATAAGATACTACCGAAAAAAGAACGGTTTGACCCAAAAGGAATTAGGCGAAAAAGTCGGAGTAAAACACAACACTATTTCTTCTTATGAAAACGGCACTAATGAGCCGGAGCAAAACATTCTATACACAATAGCTAATGTGCTGAATGTTTCAATAAATGATTTCTTCCCTGATACCTTCCCTACTACTCATGAAGAAAATAGCATTGTTTCTGAACCTAGCCAAACTTATTCAATTCGAATAACTGAATATCGTTACATTCCTGCACCAATATCAGCTGGGTACCCTCTCTGTATAGATAGTATTGACGAGGATCATTTGGAATCAATCAGCATCCCTGACTGTATCATGGGCAAATGGGCAGGCAGAAAAGACATCTTTATGATGCGGATTAATGGCGATAGCATGAATAGGATTATGCCGCACGACTCACTGATTGCAGTCAGGCCTGTACCATTATCCAATCTACGCGATGGAGATATAGTGGTTTACAGTGACGGCGGGGATTATGCTGTCAAGAGATTTTACCGCAGGGAAGATAAAGTTATATTTAGGCCTGATTCTTCCGATTTAAGTTTTACGGATTACGTAACATCTGCTGATAACAGCGATTTAAGAATTCACGGAAAAGTAGTTCTATATATCGCAGAATTAGATTAAGTTGTTAGCGCTAAAAATTTAATCACAGGCGGGCCGATCACCCGCCTTTTTTTAAAGGAGTGAATTTAGTATGCCTGTCTATAAAGACAAGGAAAGGGGAACATATTATTTTATCATATCCTATACAAACAGAAATGGAGAATACAAACAGATAAAAAGAAGAGGATTTAAATCAAGCGGAGAAGCGAAGAGGGCTGAAGCAGAAACCCTTTTACGACTAGAAGCTGACGACGGAGAAAATGAAGATAATCCAACTTTTGAATTTGTGGCAAAAGAATACTTGAAATGGTACAAAAAAAGAAGAAAGGCATCATCATATTTAAAAACAAGTAGCATTATAGAAACTCATTTGATACCAAGGTTCGGGAAAAAGAGAATTAACAACATTCGTTCAAGGGACATAATGCGTTTTCAGAATGATCTGCTTGATAGATATGCCGTTGCACACGTCAAAAAGATACATCAAGTTTTATCGGCTGTATTTAACTTTGCGATTAAACAAGAGTACACAAAGGATAATCCAGCACGTTTGGCGGGAAATGTGGATATAGAAGAAGAGAAACATATCAATTATTGGACGTTAGACGAGTTTAAAGCGTTTATTCAACACGTAGATGATCAGTTATATTATGCACTTTTTATGACGCTCTATTATAGCGGTATGCGAAAGGGAGAGTTATTAGCTCTCACATGGGGAGATATTGATTTTGACAGCAACACTATAAATATCGATAAGACCGTATATAATCGAATAGTGACCAAACCAAAAACAACATCGTCTATACGAAAAATCATGATGCCTAAACACGTAATGAGGTTATTAGCTCAATTGAAAGCAAATGCCCAGCCAAAAATGACATATGTAGTATTTGGAGAATTTCTTGACCACATTTCAACTACAACACTAGATAGAAAATACGCTGAATACGTTAAGGCGGCAAAGGTTAAAAAAATTCGTCTACATGATTTCCGCCATTCACATGCTAGCTATTTAATTAACAGGAACACAATCCCATCTGTCGTGGCAAAAAGGCTCGGTCACAAGGATGTGGGCACAACACTCAACATATACAGCCATTTATATCCGAGCACAGAAAAAGAAGCCGTCCTCAAAATGGAAGACGACTTCAAGACTGCTGAAATTATTCACCTTAAAGAAGCTTGATACTCTAGCGCGTAAAAATTCTTACCACAATTCTTACCACGGTTTCATAAACCCCATCAAATCAACCTTAAAACTCAAAAGATGGAGACGGTGGGAGTCGAA